CATTATCTTTTTAACTCCATCTAATAGCAATTTTTGGAATGGGCGAATTACCGTATTATCAAATAAGGTACTTGCCGTTTTGAGTTCGTCGGCGTTGTTACCAAGTCCCGTTTGGTCCTTAATACCTAACAACATCGGCGAGGTAATACGATGGGCAATTAATATTTTACTTCCCGCCTCACCGCTTAAAAATTGGTATTGATTGTGTGCGTCGCTTAATTGTACGGGTGTAATGTCCGCTTTGCTTTCTGCGTTATCGTTAAACGACAAAATGAATTTACCCGCGTTGCTTGATCCACTAAATTTAGTTTGTATTTGCGCCTCAATCATATCTTTAACCTCGGCGGGTGGTTGCCCGTTATTGAAGTTAACCAACATAGACGGCGCAAGGCCATTTTTAATGTTGTTAATATGGTAATTGGCTATTTCTATTTCTAGGTTTGCGTATTGCGTTCCCCCTTGATAATCGACGGGTGCAAAATAATAATTACCCGTGCTATATGGTTTAACGACTAACATACATTCGGTATCGTTATTATCGAACCCAAATGCCGCGAAACGCTTTGGCTTTTGTCCACGCTTTAATTTAGCCCAATCCGCCGCAAAATAATACCCTTCTATGTCGCCGTCTTCGTTGCAACGTTCTGGGCGTAATGTTTGGATAGGCCAATGGTAAGCCGCTACGTACTTTTTTTTGTCTTTTGATTTAACCAAGTGTATGGCGTATTGCCCAAGCATTTTTAAATCCATGGCGCAATTGCGTAAACAATCCTCATGGAATACTTTTTTAAGGTCTAAATAACCTTTTAAGTGTCGGTCCGCTTGTACTACTTCCAAGCCGTCGCCAAAAATCAAATCACTAATACCCTTGATGGCCGCGTTATTGGTAGGGCTTCCATAATATAAGTCGATCAAATACTGATAATAATTATTATCTTCTCCGTATTCGACCCACTCTTTATTTTTATGCTCTACAACGGCGGGGGTGGTGTAACTCGCTAACTCGATTAATTTAATGCTCATATTGTTATCCATTGGGGTGCTTCGGTATCTACCTTATCCCAAGATTTAAATTCTTTATTTATGTTCGTGCTTTCAGTGGACCACGTAGCCACATACTCCCATATTAGGGCATTATCATTCACAACGCGAATTAGGCACGTATCTAAATCATCGGCCACATCCGCGATACTTGTAAGGGATGGCAACGTAATGGAAACTTTGGAATCCGTCAACGTAGGCGTTACAATTCCCTCCACAAGTGTTTTAGTATTTTTATGCCATACTTGTATCGTCACATCCCCTACGCCGTCAAATGATACGAACGGGAAAAAGTTAATACTTGTAGTGGCGTTATTTATTACCATCTATTTAAGTAACGTAAAATTAAATTTTCGTTTGCCGAGCATAAAAAAAGGGACCCCGAAAGGTCCCCTCTACTATGAAACAAGCAAGATTTTATGCGATTGTAATAACGCTTCCCATATCGCTATACGATGCCGCGTCTACAATTGTTTTAGGTGTTGTTTCCATACCTACCAACGTAACGGTATTTAAACGAGCATCGCCCATTTGTGTACCCCATGATTCTACGTCGGTGGTTGCGTCCATACCTTCAACTTCACCCAATAAGGTAAATACGTTGTTACGGTCCCATGCAATTACTCTCCAACGTCCTTTTGTCAAGGTGTCGAATAATTCCGCGTCGGTATCCGCTAACGCCGCCGTGCTACCTCCAGGCTTAACCGATAAGGTCAAAGTTTGAGTGTATGCAGTTGTTCCGTTATCTCTAGTGGTTGCACCGCTAATTTCTAATGTAGATAGTCCTTTTAATTCCCAAAAATAACCCGTTAGGTTAGTTGCGCCGCTATCTGTCATAGTGGTAACCAATCCGTCCGCGTCTTTGTTAATTATGTCGCTAAATGTATAAGGTACTAAGAATACCCCACGTAAACCCCCCGCGAACTCTTTACAAGGTTCGTATCTAGTTGCTAATGTATTACAAGCCATATTTTTTTATTTTGTTTAGTGAAAAAAAAGGGGCGGGATTTTTCCCACCCCCGTTATGATACAAATCTAAATGAATTAGGTTACGTTAAGTACAACTTGTTGAGTTGGGTTCGTTGCGATGATACCACCAGTGAAACGCATGATAACTCTTACGTTCTGTGATCCGTCGATATCCGCCATGTCGATAACCTTAACTTCGTTTAAGTCGCTCAATAGACCCGTTCCAAAGTGTAAGTCACGCTTAAGACCTAATACCGCGTCGTCGTCTGTAAGACCTGGGCAAAGGTTCACTGGAATACCTTGGAAGTTCATTGGCTTCTCACCAACGTAGAATTGGAAGTTATAGTTACCCGCAGATAAAGCCGCTTGGTATGCCTTCATTGTTGATGGTCCAACATAGAAACCATAATCTTCTTTACCATAAAGGGCCGCTGGTGATGCGTCCAACATTGCTTGTAAACGTGTTACAACGTTTGAGCCAGTAGTTGCCCCACTTGCAGTTTCTTCGATTGCGCTATTGTCAACCAAGTAACCGAACATTCCATCTTGACCTGGAACTGATGCGCTATCATAGAATAGGTTAGTTTTCCAAATACCTTTCTCGATTGATTGTGCAACCTCCGCGCTCACTTGAGCCAAAAGGAACTCTTCAAACGATGCTGGTAACTTTTCGTAAGCTGAATAACCCGCTTGTGCCGCCTCCCAAGTGTTACGCAAGTTGTTCTTACAAAGTTGTAAGTTTACTTGCTTCTCGGAAGTTTCCAATACGTACTCGCCAAGTGTTACACTTGAAGAATCTGTAAAGTCACAAGTAGCGGCGGTTACGTCAACTGTGTTTTGCCAGTTACGGATAACCTCTTTAAATGCTACGTTAGGGTGTACGGTAATGAAATCTTTTGCTAAAGTTTCACCGCTTAACAATGCGGCCGCGATATATTTACCCGCAAATTCACCCGCGTAGGTGTTTGGGGAAATCGTAGGGCCACTCAATTTGATGTTTTTGATATCTGCCATAATTGTGTTTTTTTAAAATAATGAGTTGAATACTCGGTCTTGGATTGTTTCGCTACGCTTTGAACCAATCTTAAATTGGAAGTCGCGTTTTGCTTCACTCTCGGGGTTGAACTTTGTGTGGTTAGCGGGGGTTTCTGAAAGTTGCTTTCTCAACTCCTCGTTTTCCTCGCTTAACTTCACGTTTTCCATTTTTAATTCGTCGTTGCTAGATTCGATTGCACTTAAACGCGCTTCGATTTTAGAAAAATAAGATTCTTCCATTTCGGTTTTAGACTTAACAACTTTTTTAGGTTCTTTGATTTCCTCTTTAGTTGCCATTTCTTCTTCCTCCATTTCCTCTTTTTTGTCGTATCCCGCTTCAACTTCTTCTTCTTCGCCTTCGGTCTTAACCTCAACGATAACGCCGTTTTCGTCTACGGAAATCATCATACCCTCCTCAAGAGTGTACATACCCGCTGGTACTGGGATGTTTCCTTCTTCGGTTACGATAAATACATTTTGTCCAACCTCGAATGCCTCGGCATCAAAAATTGCCTCACCATCGGCGGTTTTAACTTGTGCTAATTCGGTTTCCACAACCTCGGGCGTGGCCTCGGCCTCAACCTTTGGTGCCTCAACCTCCTTACCCATTACGATGTCGTAAACACGGGCTAGGATGTCTTTTGCATTACTCATATTCAATTAACGTTTGTTTGGTTACGTGTTAGATTTTAGAGTGTTTTAACCTTTGCCAATTGTTGCGCGAAATAATTAATATCCTTTAACAATGGGTAAAAGTCTGCACCTTGCAATTGGCTTTGTGCCGCCGTTACATCCCCAACGGCTGACATTGGAACGCCTAACTCTTTAAGTTGCTTTTCTAATTTTTGAAATCCTTTGTCAATATCCTTATCAATTTGTTCCATTTGACGAACAATATTTTTAGAATCATTAATCGCAGTTGGTATTTTTTTACCCATTGCCATGATTTGATCAATTAACTTATCATCCGATTTATAAATTCTTTCGGCTTGTTTTGCTAATTGTAAGGCGGACTTTAAAGATTTTAATAAATCATCCTTAACGGACATTTCGACTTTAATTACTTTCTTTTGCATATTCGTTTAATAAATTTTTTAGTTGCTCTAATTTGCTTTCG